GAAGGCGCTACACGATGACATCGCTGCGAAAGATTACGCCAAGATGGTTGGCCGCTCGGCTGCTCGCCGCGCTGCTGTGGAGTATCGAGGCCACGGATCGACTGATCAAGCGGCTGAACAAAGACAAGCAGCACTCCCTCTTGTAGCCCGCGACGGCGCCGATACGGAGGCGCCATAGCATGGGCGTCACGACCAAAATCGAGTGGGCCGACGCGACGTGGACTCCGATCCGCGCCATCAATCGCGAGACCGGAAAGGTTGGTTGGCATTGCGAGCACGTCACCGAGGCGTGCAGAAATTGCTACGCCGAGCGACTGAACAAGAGACTCGGCACGGGCCTCGAATTCCGCCGACAGGACCGGGATGCCGTCGAGATCATCCTCGACGCGGATATGCTGACGGCACCGCTGCGCTGGCGCAAACCGCGCAAGATTTTCGTTTGCTCGATGACCGATCTATTCGCCGATTTTGTCACGGACGCGATGATCGACCGGATGTTCGCGGTGATGGCGCTTGCCCCACAGCACATTTTTCAGGTGCTGACCAAGCGTCCGACGCGGATGCGGCAATATCTTCTTTCCGGCTCATCGATCGGAATTTGTGGGCGCATCGCTGACGCCGCCGCAGCGCTCGCGTCGCCGACTTTTACTGACGCTGATCTCTGGACGCTGTGGCCGCTGCCGAACGTCTGGCTCGGCGTCTCGGTCCACGACCAGCCCAGCGCCGACGAGTTCATTCCCCTGCTGCTCGACACACCGGCGGCGAAGCGATTCATCTCCTATGAGCCAGCTTTGGGCGGCATCGATTTACGCCATGTTCAGGCGCCGCGCTCTGTTCCAGAAGATGCCGAGTTGGATTGGAAATTCGACGTGTTGGCACCGGGAGACTATTACGAATTTAAGGATGATCGTGGGACGTGGTGCAGCGGCGATGGCCCGCACCGCGAACACGCCATCGACTGGGTAATCGCTGGCGGCGAGAGCGGCCCCGGCGCGCGGCCCGCGCATCCCGATTGGTTCCGCAGCGTCGCCTCGCAATGCGCTGCGGCCGGCGTGCCGTTCCATTTCAAACAACGGGGTGCGTGGACGTGGGTCGGCAACGAAGAATTTGACGCCGAGCAATGCGAACAGCTATTCGGCGTCGAAATTAAGCTGGTGGGAGCGCGCGGATGAGCGATGTCCAGCGCATCCCCTGGAACAGTGGGCGCATGATGCTGGCGCTGGTCCGCTACTTCGATTGGCGGGTCAACCGGGTGATGAACGAGGCATGGATTGACGGCGGCCGCGCCGATCTCGTGTTCGTCTCGAAAGCCGGATACGCGACGGAAATTGAAATCAAGATCAGTCTGTCCGACTGGGCGGCCGATCGGAAAAAAGACAAGTTCAAGATGCCCCGTCCGCATGTGGCGCGCTTCTACTACGCCATCCCCGATCATTTGTTAGACCGTGTACCGTTTTGGCTGGCGGAAGATATTGGGATCATTGTTGTCCGGGATGGTGACGGCCGAGATTATGCCAGCGAATATCGGGCAGCGAAGCGGATGCCGCGCGCGCAAAAATTGCCGCCCAGTTGGTGGGATAACTGGCGCGACAACGCCTATTACCGCTATTGGCACGCGTGGGAAAAGCAACGGCGCGTGCCGGAAGCGAGGGCGGCATGACGGGCGTGCCGATTAACAGTCCTTGGACGCCGGCCCTCTTGAAGCGGCTCGACGAACTTTGGGCGGGGAAACTTTCGGCGAGAGAAATCGGCCTTGATCTCGGTGTTTCGCGAAATGCTGTAATCGACCAAGCACATCGTCGCGCGCTCCCGCGCAGGCAGTCGCCGGACGTGCCGCCCTACATTCGGTGCCGCCATCCCTTTATCAACCAACTCGGCCATTTGGTTCATTGCCGGAAAAAAGCGACGCACGGCTTGCACTGCTCTGAGCATGCCAGCTCAGGCAAGCGAGCATTACGATGACCAGCATTTGGACGCCCGAATTGGTCAGGCAACTCAGCGAGTTTTGGGATTTTGGTCTCTCCACCAAGGAGATGGCCCGCAAGCTCAATATCAGCAAGGGCGCCATCATTGGGAAAGTCCATCGCTTGGGACTGACGCAGCGTCCTTCGCCTTTGCCGAAATGGAGGCAAGTGGATCGCCCGATCATCACCGGCGATCAGCGCAAATCCGAAAAACTTGGTTGCCGCTGGATCGACGGCGACCCGCAAGCATTGAAAGCCGCTTCCGGAGAATCCTACTGCGAGGCGCATCACGCGCGCTGCTACACCATTGCGCCCGCGCGCAACCACAAGCCCTTCCTCGATCTTCAATCCGCACCCAAGGAAGCGGCATGAGCGCGTATCTGGATTTTCTCGAAACAAAATCGCAGCTCGCGGGGGGTGACGGCTTCGATTCTCATCGTCTGCCCGATTACCTATTCGATTTTCAAGCGGCCCTGGTGGAGTGGGCGCTGCAGAGGGGCCGCTGCGCTCTGTTCGCCGATTGCGGCATGGGCAAGACGCCGATGCAGCTCGCATGGGCCGACAATGTGGTGCGCGAGACCAATCGAGCGGTTCTTGTTCTTACGCCATTGGCGGTCGCGCAACAGACGGCCCGCGAGGCCCAGAAATTCGATATTGAAGCGCATCTATCCTTGGATGGCGCTGTCAGACCCGGCATCAACATCGCCAACTATGAGCGGTTGCATTATTTCGATCCGGCCGATTTTGCCGGCGTCGTCTGCGATGAAAGCGCGATCCTCAAATCCTTCGACGGCGCGCGCCGGCAGGAGATAACCGAGTTCCTGCGGAAAATCCGCTATCGGCTCCTATGCACGGCCACACCGGCTCCCAACGAATATATCGAGCTCGGCACCAGCAGCGAGGCGCTTGGCTATCTCGGCTACATGGACATGCTGTCCCGCTTCTTCAAAAACAACCAAGGCAACTCGATCAAACCGTTCGTCTCGCGGGATAAGGGCCGCAACCACCAGCAAGAACGCGACAGTGAAAAATGGCGGTTCAAGGGGCATGCCGAAAAGCCATTCTGGCAGTGGGTTTGCTCCTGGTCGCGCGCGATCCGCAAACCATCCGATCTCGGATTTGACGACGGGCCGTTCGTTCTGCCGCCGCTGATCGAGCGCCAGCATTTGATCGAAACGCACTCCGCGCCCCCTGGAATGATGTTCACCCTCCCGGCCATCGGCTTGCGGGAACAGCGCGAGGAAAGACGCAGGACGATAGAGGAACGCTGCGAACGCGCCGCTGCACTGGTCGCTAATGGCGAACCTGCCATCGTTTGGTGCTCGCTAAACGATGAAGGAGATCTCCTTGAGGAGCTGATCCCGGATTGTGTCCAGGTAAGCGGTGCCGATAGCGATGAAGCCAAGACCGAGAAATTCCTGAGCTTCGTTGATGGCAAGAGCCGCGTGCTTGTCACCAAGGAGCGGATTGGCGGATGGGGCCTTAACTTCCAGCACTGCGCCCATTCCGTGTCGTTCCCGACGCACTCCTTCGAGGGCTACTACCAAGGCATCCGCCGCTGCTGGCGCTTCGGCCAAACGCGTCCCGTCGTTTCCGACATCGTGACGACCGAGGGCGAGAAAGACGTGCTGGCGAACCTGCAACGCAAATCCGCCGCGGCCGACAAGATGTTCGCCGATCTCGTCCGCTACATGAACAGCGCGCTCGGGATCGAGCGTGAGAATTTTTCCCAAATCGTCGAGGCGCCCGCATGGCTGTGAGAGACCAAAAGATCGATGCCCGATATGCGGTTTACAACGCCGATTGTATCGACGTGATGAAATCGCTCCCGGACGGGAAGGTTCATCTCTCGGTCTACTCTCCTCCCTTCGGCGGGCTGTTCCACTATTCGAGCAGTGAACGCGACTTGTCGAACTGCATCAGCTACGAGCAGTTTTTCGAGCACTATGCCTTTGTGGTTCGCGAATTAGCGCGGCTCACGATGCCCGGCCGGATGACGGCCGTTCATTGCATGGACGTGCCATCCGGCAACACCGGCACGGATCACCTGGTCGATTTCCCTGGCGATATTATCGACCTGCACAATCGCGAGGGATGGCACTACATCGCCCGCTACGCAATCTGGAAAGAGCCGCTTGGCGTTCGCAATCGCACGATGGCGAAGAACCTGGCGCACCGTTCCGTGGTCGAGGACAGTTCCCGCTGTAGCGTTGCATCGGCCGATTACCTCTTGGTGTTCCGGCGTCGTGGGAAAAATCAAATCCCGATCACCCATCCGACCGGTCTCATGGGCTATGCCGGCGAACGCCAAGTTCCGGTCGAACTTTTGAAATATCGCGGCTGGACCGGCAACCAGATCGAAAATCGATACTCGCACTGGATCTGGCGCCAATACGCTTCGGCATTTTGGGACGACATTCGCATCGGTCGCGTTCTCCCGTTCCGCACGGCTGGCGATGAAGATGATGAAAAACACGTCCATCCGCTGCAGCTCGACGTGATCGATCGCGTGATGCAGTTATGGAGCAATCCTGGCGAAATCGTTCTCACCCCCTTCATGGGCGTTGGGAGCGAGATCTATTGCGCGCTGATGGCCGAGCGTCGTGCCATTGGGATCGAATTGAAAGCATCGTATTACAAACAGGCGCTTCTCAATATCGATAGTATCGGGACGCCGATACCAGAGCAGCCTTCGTTTTTTGACGGAGAGGCGTCGTCGCTCATCACGGAAATGAGCGCCGCATGAGCAACGCCCAGCGCCGCCATCCCGTCATTCTCGGTTCACGCGTCACCCACATGTCCGGTGCCAAAGGAATTGTCTCTGCCGTAACCGAGCGCGACGGCCTTCCGGTAGCGCAAGTAATTTGGAATCAAGGCAGCACGTCGATAGAGCCGCTTGGCTATCTGTCGGCCAGTAATGAAGCGGGGCGGCCATGAAAACCCGCACGCTCAACATGCTGGTGGACGACAAGGGGCGCTTTGTCAGGCGCGCGGCGGAACATCGGTTCTCGGAATGGAAACGGGTTCTCGTTTTCGTTGGCGTTATGGTTCTCACCCTCGCTACGCTTGAAGCGGTTTCTTGGCTCGCCATCGCGAGTTACCGCAATCATATCGATATTTCGATCACCAGCGCCTATCGCCCAGCACCCCCGCATAGCGTCGATTGCCGGACCTTCATCGCTTACGACCATAACCTCTATCGCGCCTGCGCGACGGACGGGCGATGAACAAGCCGCACGCCATGTCATACCGGCCCATCATCACCCAGCGAGCCGCCGCATGACGGCGCAGATCATTCCCTTCCCAACCCGAGGGCATGCCTCTGTCGCCGTCGCTTCCGTCGATCCGCTTTGGCAGGACTACCAGCGGGATATCACAACATTTCTGCAAATGCCGAGCGAGCGCAACCTGATTCGCGCGCTCTGGTCCTATGCAAGCTGGTGTTTTGCGTTCGACCCGGATTCCGCCGAGGTAAATATCGCCGGCTTTATCAGGGCCCATCGCATACCGATGGTGGCGGCTTCGGCATGAGTCGCATCCGCTCCCTTCATCCCGGACAGTGGACCGATTCCGATTTCGTGTCCTGCTCGCCTCTCGCGCGATTGCTGGCCGTCGCCATTCGGAATGAATGCGACGACCAAGGCGTGTTCGAGTGGAAACCGCCCCAGCTCAAAATGCGACTTTTGCCGATGGACAATTGCGACATCGGCGAACTTTTGAGCGAACTAGTTCGGAACCGGCAGGTAACTCCGTTCGATTACGAGAGCCGTAGTTACGGAGTGGTTCGGAACTTCACCCGGTATCAGCGCCCAAAAAAGCCGAACTACTCCTACATATTGCCGCCTGAGTTCCGAACTTATGTCGGATTAAACGGCTCCGGTGGGGAACTGGACGACGATAAAGGTGCCACTGATGGGGAAGCACCAGACGATAAACGACCACCAGTTCCGAAAAAGGCGGAAAAGTCTCCGCAGATGAAGGAGGAAGGAGGAAGGAAGACTCTTCAGCAAGAAAAGGAAGTGAGGAAGGTATCAGGACTAGGTGATGGTGACGACCCGCCGTTCGACGAGGTTGCGTGATGGACGGCATCGGACTGATCGCAACCACGCTGCGGCCCTACCAGGTGAGCGCCATCCAAAAACTCAGGCAATCCCTTGCTGCGGGCCGGAAAAGGCCGGTGCTCCAAGCCCCGACAGGTGCGGGGAAAACGGCGGTTGCTGCCGCGATCATCCGCATGGCGCGGGACAAGCAAAAGCGCGTTGCATTCCTGGTGCCGGCCTTGTCGTTGATCGATCAAACGGTTCAAGCATTTTGGCGCGAAGGCATTCACGAAGTTGGGGTTATTCAGGCCGATCATCACCTCACCGACTGGTTGAAACCAATCCAAATTTGTTCGGTTCAAACGCTCCAAAACAGAGGCTATCCGCAGGTCGATCTGGTGATCATCGACGAGGCCCATCGTCGGGCTGAATTTGTCCTGAAATGGATGGCCGATCCTGACTGGCAAAAGGTTCCGTTCATCGGTCTCAGCGCCACGCCTTGGGCGCGCGGGATGGGGCGCCATTTCGACGATCTGATCGTGGTGGCCACGACGCAGCAATTGATCGATGAAGGCTACCTGTCGCGGTTCCGGGTTTTTGCTCCGTCACACCCAGATTTGTCGAAGGTGAAGATCGTCGCTGGCGACTACCACGAAGGCCAGCTCAGCGATGTGATGAGCGAGCAAACTTTGGTTGGCGATGTTGTTGAGACGTGGAAGCGGCTCGGCGAGGATCGGCCCACGATTTGCTTTGCCGTGGACTGTGCGCATGCTCGCGCTCTACAGGATCAATTCATCGCTGCGGGGGTGAAATGCGGCTACATGGACGCATCCACCACCACGCCGGAACGCGAAATTATCCGCCAGCACTTCCATGACGGGAGACTGAAGGTTGTCGCCAATGTGGGGGTGCTGATTCAGGGCGTCGATTGGGATGTGCGGTGCTTGATCTTGGCGCGGCCAACGCGGAGCGAAATGTTCCACGTGCAAACGATCGGAAGGGCGTTGCGGCTGGCGCCAGGGAAGGCCGACGCCATCCTGCTTGATCACGCGGACAACCATTCGCGGCTCGGTTTTGTCACCGATATTCACCACGAAAAACTGGATGACGGTTCGGAAGGCGCACCGAAGAAACGCTCGGCGCCGACACCGAAAGAATGCCCGAAATGTCATTTCCTGCGGCCGGCGAAGGTTAGCAAATGCCCGAACTGCGGCCATGAGGTGCGGGGCGAAAAACAGTCGGCCATTGAGTACGAGGCGGGTGAGTTGGCCGAAATCTCGCGTGGCAAGAAAGCGGCCAGCAAAACCATCATTCTGCGGGACAAGGAAATTCCGCTCGGCCGGTTTTTCGGCCAACTCAAAGCCTATGCCGTAGCGCATGGCTACAAGCAGGGTTGGGCTGCGAACCAATTCAAAACCGTTGTTGGTGCGTGGCCGAACGCTTATGGCGATGCACCGCTAATCACGCCGAGCGTCGAGGTCCTGGGCTGGATCAAGAGCCGCCAGATCGCGTGGGCCAAACGGAAAGGGAAGGGCGATGCGCACCCAAACCCTTAACCGGACACCGCTTGCGGAGCGCGCCCGAGGCCGCTGGGCATCGATCTTGCCCATGGTCGGTATGTCGCCGTTATTCCTCACCGGGAAGCATGGGCCTTGTCCTCTGTGCGGCGGCAAGGACCGCTGGCGTTATATCGATAGGGATGGTTCCGGCGACTGGGTGTGCAACCAATGCGGCCACGGCGCCGGGACAGATCTGGTAATGCGGTTTCTGAAAGTCGAATTCAAGGGAGCGGCTGAGCGCATCGAAAGCGTCATTGGAAAATCGGTGGTCGCGCTCAAGGCGCCAAAACAATCCGCAGTGAGTCAGATCGCGGAAATGAAGAAGCTATGGGATGGCGGGCAGTCCATTACGCCAGGTTCGCCGCCCGATCTATTTCTACGCAAGCGTGCGATCGCTCTGGCCCAGTATCCGCCATGCCTGCGGCAGACGCGCGGCATGATGCTGGCGAAGGTCGTCTCGCCCGAAGGTCGAGCTGTGAATGTGCATCGTACTTTGCTGACCGATGCCGGCGACAAGCGGCCCAACGCGGATGGCAAGTGCCGGTTTCTGATGGCCGGCGAGTTTCCGGCCGGAAGCGCAGTACGTCTTGCACCGCATGGAGAAGCCCTAGGAATAGCCGAGGGGATCGAGACGGCTCTTGCTGCATCCATCCTGTTCGATATGCCCGTATGGGCGCTCCTGGTGGCGCAGAATCTCTCCAAGTTCAAAGCGCCAGAAGGGGTAACGCAGGTGACGATATTTGCCGATCACGATGCGAACTATACCGGGCATGCCGTAGCCTTCGCATGCGCGAATCGACTGGCCATCGCTAAATTATCGGTGCGCGTTCGCATGCCCGCCGAACCTAGTGACTGGAATGATGTTTTGATGCGCCAACATAATCAGGATCGGGCGGCTTCGGCTGCTCCGCGCCCCGAGGCCAACGGTCGTTTGCCGCAAGGCCGGTTTATCAATGCCTCGGGGCAACCCACTTGAGCAAGATGCTCCACACACCAAGACCAAGGCTTCCGCCGTGGCAAGACCCCGAGGTTATAGCCCGGCACGAAATTCGCTGGCTTGACGACCGTCACGACTATTACTTGGCGACCGTGGCCCCGAACATGGAATGGAAGGCGCGCCGCCAGTTGATGCGCCGCGACATCGCGGTATTTCTGCCCGAGTGCTGGGAGTCGCATCGTCACCTCACGCCCCGGCTGCGTCGGCTTTCGCCGCGTCGCGCCGCGCTGTTCCCCGGCTATCTGTTCCTGTGCTTCGCGTTGCCCGATATCCGCATGGAGCTATTCGACGAGACCGAGGCGCGCCTGATGTACCGGGATGATCGGCTGGTCAAATTACCCCGGTCGTGGATCATGGACTTGCGTGTGATCGCCAATGCTTGGGATGGCCCGATCCGGCTGTCTCTGGATGCCAAGGGTCGCCTTGTCATCCCTCCAGAGCCGCCGCGGCATCCGAATGCCTGGGGGAGACTGTTCAAGGACGGTGATCGCCTCAAACTTACCGAGGGGCCGCTGGCGGGCTTTGAAGGCATCCTGAAAGCGGAAATCCGCGAGCGCGTGCGAATCCTGCTTGACATTCTGGGCGAAACTCGTGAAATCGAAGTCCAGAAAGAATTTGTTGTTGTGGCGTGACGAGGGCGGTCTCGTTGTTAAAACCCGCAGGGTGAGCGTAGCGACCGCCCGATGGCACGAGGCCATCACATTAGACAGGGCGACGAAGTCGGCTACCCCATACCCGGCCCGCAAAGTAGCAGCGCTACGGACCTGCGACGCATTGGCGGAAGCAGACCATCTTGATCAAGATCGATATCCGTCCCGGCCTCGCGGCATTCCGGCGCGACTTCGACAATTTCGCGACCAAGCAGCTCCCATTCGCCACAGCGCGCGCACTGACTGAGACGGCCCGGAAAGCCGCTGCGGTCGAGACGCAAGCGCTGAGCCAAACGCTGGATCGCCCGACGCCCTTCACCTTGCGCGGTCCGACGGTGCAGTCGGCCGGCAAGAGCAACCTGACGGCCGTGCTCGACATGCGGCCGATCCAGGCGGCATACCTGGCGCCGGAAGAATTTGGTGAGCCGCAAAAGGTCGCCAAGACGGCCGTTGTCGTACCCGTGGACGCGGCCCTGAACAGCTACGGCAACCTGCCGCCCAAGGCGCTGTTGCGGTACAAAGGGCGCAAGGATGTTTTTGTCGGTCGCATCACGGTAAACGGCAGGACGATCGGCGGCGTGTGGCAGCGCATCGCGCCCGCGAAAGGGAAAGCCAAGGGTCGCCTGAAACTGCTGTTGACGTTCGAAGCGCCGGTCGTCCCGCGCACGCGCCTCGGCTGGCATGATCGCGCCGCACAATCGATCACGGCGACGATCGGTCCCGAGATGGATTTGCAGATGGGCCTCGCCCTCAAGTCCGCTCGGCGATAGAATTTCGGGCATGACGGAAGAACAGGCACTTATCGAACTCGGCCGCAGAACGTACAGCGCGGTTACTCTAACCATGCCGCTCCTGGACAACGCCGAGAACCGCGCGCACATACGAGCGATCATCGTCCAAGCTCGGGAACAAGCATACGCTGAGGGCTTGATCTTCGGTATTATCGAAGACATCGATCTCGCCTTCGAATGCGAGGATGGCAGCTTTAACATCATCGGGATGCCGTTGACGCCGCGCGCCGAAGATTGGATGCGCGAAAAAGCGTCGCAAGGGCTGCTTATGTGAGCCTACGTAACGAGACGCGGGCGCGATTCGATATCCTCGCACAGCGCGGGGCGCCTGGAATTTACGAGTGGCTTTTCGAGCGGCTCGTCGCGATCCGGTTAAAGCGTTATCTGCACGCGGCGTTTGGTGGCCAGCGCCTCATCGAAGCAACGGAAAACATCGAACATTCGCGCGCGGATTCCGCTGATGTTAATGAGGTTGCCGATTTCCTATCAACTGATGCGCTACATGAAGCTCTGACAAATATTATCGTTCACCAGCAGCGTCGGTTTTGGGTTTGGGCGGCACGGCTAGACAAATGGCGGCGCATTGCGGGTAAGACCGTAAGCGACCGCTAGTTCCGTTCCCGTCCCGTGCAGACCCAAGAGGGCATCGTGCGGCGAAAGCGGCGTCTCGGGACGGGAGCACTGCCGCCCAATACTATTGGCGCGGGTCCTACCCAGAGCCATTCCTTTGCGGGCCATTCGCGATTGCATTTTAGCGCCAGCGCCAGGTTGCAAAAGTTGGTTGTCGGTTGACAGGTTGATGCCATGGCGCTGATGAGCCTCGCCGAATTTGGAAAATCGCACGGGGTTTCCCGGCAGGCGGCGGCGAAGTGGAAATCGCGCGGCGTCCTGGTGATCCGCGAGGATAAGGTTGACGTTGAGGCGTCGGACCGGCGGATGCAGCACGCGGGGCTGGGCCGTTATGCCGAGAAGGCGAGATCGTCGACAACCGAGAGCAACCAGCAACCTGCCGCCGCGATTATTATCGGCGGCGAGTTCGATGAGAGCGCGGCGCTCAGCTTCATCGAGCGCCTGATGAGCGGGCAGTTCGCGCCGATCGTCGAGGCGAACCAGGTCAAAGAGAACGCGCTGGCAGCGAAGCATTTGCTGGAAGCCAGGAAGGCGGCCGGCGAACTTGTCGAGATGAAGGTTGCCGAGGGGGTGCTGGCCGAGGCCGCGCAACATGCCCGTGATTCGTGGCTGAATTTTCCGTCGCGGATCGGCCCGCTGCTGGCCACCGATTTGGGGGTAGAGCCTGGCAAGATCGTTGAGGCTCTTACCGGATATGTCCACAAGGAACTCGACCAGCTCGCCGACGACGGCCTCACCGGCATCGGCGCCAAGCAAGGCGGACCGTCTTAAGGTCGCCTATTGGGCGCGCTGGCGTCCGCCCCCGCGGTTGAGCGTGCCGGACTGGGCCGATAAATATCGGCGACTTGCGAAGGGTGCGGGCAGCACATCCGGGCATTGGCGTACCGAGAGGGTCGAGATCGGGCGCGGGCCGATGTTGGCGGCGACGGAACCGGGGGTGCGCACGATTACCGTGATGGTGGCAACGCAGCTTCTGAAGACATCGTTGATCGAGAACATATTCGGCTATCACGCGCACCTTGACCCCTGCCCGATGCTGATTGTCCAGCCGAAGGAAGACGCGGCCGAGCAGTTTTCGAAGGAGCGGATCACCCCGATGATCCGTGCGACGCCGGTGCTTGATAAGCTGGTCGGCACGGTGACGACGCGGTCGGCGGAAGAGACGCTGCTCTTCAAGGGTTTTGTGGGCGGATTCTTGGCGCTGGCCGGCGCCGGCAGTCCGGACAATTTGAGCCGCCGCCCGATCCGCCTCGTCTTCTATGACGAGGTCGACAAATATCCGGTGACGCGCGAAGGCGATCCGATCCGGCTGGGTGACGAGCGTCTTGCCACCTTCGTAAACCGGTTGAGCGTCCGGGCCTGTTCGCCGACGATCGAGGACCAAAGCCGCATCGCTGCGAGCTATGCGGAATCGGATCGGCGTCGAGCGTCGGTTTCTTGCCCGCACTGTGCGCACCGCCAGTTCCCTGAATTTTTCTCTCATGTGAATTGGGAGAAGGAAGGCGAGCAGCATCGGTCGGAAACGGCGCATGTCTATTGCGAGGCTTGCGGAGCGGCATGGTCGGAAGGCGAGCGGCTCCGCGCGCTGCAGACGATCCGGTGGCATCAAACCAGGGCTTTCACCTGTTGCGGCGAGCGCCAGGTCCCGCTTGATGACTATGAGAAAGCGTGGCGCGACGCGCCCGATGGCGCGGTCGAGCGCATGTGGGATTGGTGGGCGGCGGAACGGTACGCGGTCTATTTGGCAAAATGCCGGACCTGCGGGCGGCATGCTGTTAGTAATGCACACGCCGGGTTCCAGGCATCGAAACTCTATAGCCCCTGGCCAGCGGACGAACCGGCCGCCATCGCCGAAAAATGGCTGACCTCGAAAGACGATGAGGATCAGAAGCAGGCATGGTTCAACACGCAGCTCGGATTGCCTTATCGGCCCCATGCGGGGAAAGAGCTTCATGTCGACGTGCTGACGGCGCGCGGCGAGGTTTGGGCGGCCGAGGTGCCGGACGGCGTGGGCCTCATCACGGTCGGGATTGACGTTCAGGATGACCGCGTCGAAGCGGAGATCGTCGGTTGGGGTCGGGACGAGGAAAGTTGGTCGATCGCGCATGAGGTGATCGAGGGCGATCCCGAGCAGGCTTCGTTCTGGAACGGCCAGGTCGATGCGCTCCTGAAACGAATTTGGATGCGCGCCGATGGTCGGCCGTTCGAGGTGGCGGGAGCCTGTATCGATTCCGGCTATCATACGCAACGGGTCTATGAGAACCTACTAACCCCCTGAGAAGCAAAGGGTTTTTGCCTCTTGGGGGGTATCTTTATGCCTGCAAGTCAATGCCCGTCATAACCCTTCAAAAAGAGCAGATTTCCGCCATTCCGCAAACATGCCCGGCACGCCGATGCAACATGAATGCAACAAGAGGGACAAAATTCAGATGACGCAAGAAAGTGAGCCGGCGCTGCTTTATGGCGTGGCGGCCATCGCTAAGTTTCTCGGTCTGGAGACGAAGGCAGCACGTCACCATGTCGAAAATGGAATCATCCCGACTTTCAAGATGAAGGGATCGAGGATGGTCTGCGCGCGCCCCGCAACGCTGCGCCAATGGCTCGCCGATCAAGAGCGCGATGGCGCACGGGGCGGCGCCGCTCAGCCGAAGGTCGCATCATGAAGCGGGTGATTCGCGATATCGAAAAGAACAGCCGCGAGATCGTGCGCGTCGAGTTAGACGAGTACCAGGGCAAGCAGCTCGTCAGCGCGCGGGTATGGTTCCGCGACGGCGACACGGTGAAGCCTTCCAGCAAGGGCCTCAGCATCGACGTCAAGCACCTGCCGGCGCTGCGCCAGGCCATCGATGATGCCGAAGCCGCGGCGCACGCGGCGGGCCTCCTGGCGAACTCCAAGGCGTGATCGGCTGTGCGCCGACCTAAACTTGACGCCACCTATCACGCGCTGTTTTACGCCGAGCGCTTCGGACCTATCTGGCCGCAGACCACGCAAAAGACCGGGTACGCCGACACACATGGCGCCAAGGACGCGACGCGCGACGCGGCGACGATCCGGCGCATGTGGGCCGAGCATCCTGACGCGGTGCCAGCATTATTGACCGGCACCATCTCCGGCATCATCGCCCTCGATATCGATATCAAGAACGGCCGCGACGGACGCGATGCCCTTGAAATGCTCGGCGTCTCGACACACCCGCACACGCCGACCGCCCATACGCCCAGCGGGGGCCTGCATCTGCTATTCCGCGCGCCCGTCCTTCCGGTGTGCAGCTCCGCTGACAAGCTTGGTCCTGGCTTAGAAGTTAAGGGCGACCGCGCCTGGATCACGCTGCCGCCCGGCCCCGGCCGGCGCTGGGATGAACATCTCGGCCCGCACACGCCGATGGCCGCCATGCCGGATTGGATGCGCCTTCCTGAACCTGCCGTCAAAATTCCGACTGCGCGGCCATCGCGCCAGGCTCAACTATCTCGGTATGGTGAGGCCGCGCTCGACAGCGCGGTTAAGGCTATCGTCTCAGCCCCGGCCGGCGCGCAGCACGACACGTTGAATCGTGAGGTCTACGCGATCGGCGGCTTGGTCGCGGTAGGTGTGATCCCTGCCGGCCTCGCGCTCGAAAGCCTGACTTGGGCCGCGCGTCAAATGCCGAGTTACGACCGGCGCAACCATTGGCATCCGGAGATCCTGGATCGGCAAATCCGCGACAGTTTTGTTGACGGCCAACTTCACCCGCGCGCGGTGCCCGCGTGACGGCCGATTTCACAGAACTGGATGAAATTCGGCGGCGCCACCTCGCGCCAGTGCGCGGCGCGCTCGAAATTCTCGATGTTGGCGATGACGACGGCGCGATACCCCCGCGCGCGTGGTTGCTCGGAAATGCCTTCTGCCGGCGCTTTGTTTCCAGCCTCACCTCGTCCGGCGGCGGCGGCAAGACGACGATTCGGATAGCGCAGGCGCTTTCGCTCACTGCCGGCCGGCCGCTGACTGGCGAGCATGTTTTCAAGCGCTGCCGCGTACTTCTGGTCAGCCTGGAAGATGATCTCGACGAACTGCGCCGCCGCGTCCGCGCCGCCATGATCCGTCACCAGCTAAAAGCCGGTGACGTAAAGGGTTGGCTGTTCCTGACAGCGCCCAAAGGCGTCAGGCTTGCCGATCTACATGAGGGCACGGTGCAGGTTGGTGCCCTGGAAACAATGCTGCGGGAAACCATCGAGGATCTGCGGATTGACGTGGTGATCCTCGATCCCTTCGTCAAAACCCACAACGCGGCCGAGAACGATAATAGCGCCATCGATGCCGTCGCCACGATCATGACCAAGATCGCGATCGATCTCGATTGCGCTGTCGACGCACCGCACCACGTCTCAAAGGGTGCAGCCGTCGCCGGCGATGCCGACAAAGCCCGTGGTGCCAGTTCATTCCGAGATGCGGCGCGGCTCGTCTATAGCCTCACGGCCATGACGCCGGAGGAAGCACAGCGCTTCGGGATCGGCGAGGCTGAGCGGCGGTCCCTGATCCGTGTCGATAGTGCCAAGGTCAACATCGCGCCTCCCTCGGCCGAGGCTAGGTGGTTCCGGCTTGTCGGCGTCCGGCTCGGCAATAGTACGCCCGACTATCCGCATGGTGACGAAGTGCAGACGGTAGAGCCATGGACGCCACCAGACACTTGGGCCGGCTTGTCGAGTGTCGCCTTGAACGAAGCCTTGTCCGAGATCGATGCTGGCATGGAGAACGGCCAGCGATACTCGGCTTCCAGCGCCGCCGGGAAGCGCGCAGTGTGGCCTGTGGTGCAGACGCATTGTCCCGATAAGACTGAGGCTCAGTGCCGCGAGATCGTCGGCACATGGTTGAAAAACGGTGTCCTGTTTGTCGAGGAATACGATGACCCTGAACGCCGAGAGAAGGCAAAAGGGCTGCGCCTCAACCAAGTGAAGCGCCCGTCATGACGCGCCCGAATGGCCCAATTTCATTCGTGCACCAAACGGGCAAACCGTCCTGCCCGATTGATAACGGCGCCCTAAGGGAAAACCCATTCGGGCAGTGGCGCCCGATTATGGGTTATCCCATCCGGGCGCCATTCGGGCAAATGGGCGCACCACCACCCTGGCGGGATAACCTCCACACGCATGGCGGGTCCTCCGCTAGGTCCAGTGCAAAGCGGGCAGCTTTGCGCTGCATTTGTCGGCCAGCGCCAACATCAAAAAGTTATTTCCCAAATTTCCCATCGCGTGTTGGCAGCGGGTGGGCGACGCGAAAACTTCAATATCGATATGGGTTTTTCGTCTCGGCGCTCTTTGGCGGAGCGGGAAATTTGCGCGGGAAACTATTGGGAAATTGGGAAACTCGCGGCCCGGCGCTGCGCGTAACGAGAGGAACCTGATATGGCGGCGGTGACGAAAAAATGGCTGGCTAAGCGCGCGCGGGTATCGCTCCGCCGAGTGAACCAAATGATCAGGGCGGGCTTGCCCGTTCGGGCGGACGGCAAGATCGACGAGGTGGCCGGGCTGGCCTGGATCAAGGCGAATGTCCGCAAGCGAGGCGGTGACACCGCCGCCAGCCGGGGCAAGCCGAAGATCGGCGCCGTGATCCGCGACAACGAGGTTGACGAGGGCGCGCTGAGCGACTTCGCCGAGCGGCTGCTGCACGGGGACTACGCCAGCACGACAGAGGCGTTGCGAATCAAAGAAAACGCGCTCGCGCTGAAGCACCTCCTCGATGCCAAAAAAGAGGCCGGCGAGCTGGTCGAGATGAGCGTGGCTGAGGGCGTGCTGGCGGAGGCGGCGCAAACCGCCCGCGACGCGCTGATGAACCTGCCGTCGCGGATTGGGCCGTTGCTCGCAGCGGACTTGGGGGTCGAGTCCGGCAAGGTTGTCGAGGCGCTCACCGGCTACATACACCGACACATGTTGGAAATGTCAGACCACGAGCTCGGCAAGATCGGCCACGCCGCGGCGACGGCCGAGGGCTGAGGCACCGGACTTGCCGATGGGCCGCCCTCACCTCGACGACGCGATTGATCGGCTTGATGAAGCCGCTCGCCATCGGAAAGCCGTTCGGCCGTCCGATGTCGCAATGGTGGTCGAATTGTGCCGCGCGGTCCAACGTGGGGAAGTCGCGATCCAACGAAAGCGCGGCGATCGATGGCGGCAAGCGCTTCGGCTCCAGGGCCGAACGGAAGCGCTGCAGAAACTCCATCGGGAGCTATTTCCTGGTTGTCGGGCGTCGGAAGCGGCCCGCGGCATCGCGGCGCTGACGCAGGCCGACGAAAACGAAATTATCGCCCGCCACGGGCGCGAGATCGCGGAATTGGTCGGCACGGTAAAACGGGCGCCGCTTCGCAGCCTGCGCCGCCTCGAAGACGTGCTTCGCCGCACTTGGGACGGCAAATCGTGATTTCACGTACCAAAGCTTCCTCACCGAGCGACACGCGCTCAGGGTGCATGAAAGCGTCGCCTCCGTTGGATACGACAAAAGGGAATTTTTTATGATCGCAAAACTTCGGATTTCGACCGTGCCGCTCGCGATCGTCGTCGGCGTCTGCGAGGTGCAGTTGACGCCTCGTCAGGGCCTCGCCTTCGCCGAACGGCTGGCAAGGAAATCGTTTCTGCGCGGCCTGCAATTGGAGGCGGCGGACGCCATGGCGCATCCGGCGAAGCTATTGCCCAGGAAGCTGCCAGTGCAGCGCACCGCGAAGGGCAAACGCGCATGAGCTCGCCCTGGGTCACATTGCGCGATGGCCGCATTGTCGACCGGTCGACGTGGGAGCGCGAACGCGCTGCCCGCGCTGCGAAGACGAAGCCCAAGACAGCGGCTACAAAAAAGATCACGCGCACCGCACCACGCGAGCGCACCGGCCTATCAATGCAAAGTTTCACTCACCTTTTGCCGCCGCTGGAGCATTTCGAGGGAATGGCCCGGTCCCTCGCCGACCAGGACGCCGGCCTCGTCTGTCGCGAGTGCGGCTGCACCGACGCGAATCCCTGTGTCGACGAAGACACCGGCGAAACATGCGGCTGGGCTTCCGACGATCTCTGCACCTTTTGCGATCCCGATAGCGAAGACTACCGCGACCCTGGCGATGGTGCGCACGCGGCGGCCCGGCATCCCCATGCCGAAGCGCGGCGCATCGCCAAATTCCAGGCGCGCGAACGGCAAGACGTTCCCTTGTCCCAATCAAAGCGGGCCGCGATCGCAAAGCGCATCGTCGCTATCGGCGAGGCGGTCAGGGAGAAGCCGGCGCCGGGTGCGCCGCGCCCGGCCAAAGGTACGATCGCCGCCCAGATCATTGCCGCCGGCAAAAGACGCCGCGGCGAAGCCTAGAAAGCTGAGAAATAACATGCCGAAAATCGACGTTACAGAATTGGCCGAGCGCGTGGAGCGGCTTGAATCAGAGTTGGCCGCGATCAAGCAGCGCTTCCCGGCGCCGAAGCCGCCAGCGCCGCCGGCGATCGACGAAGGCGTGAGGATCACGACCGGCGCCGAAGCCGACCGAATGATCGGCGTCGGCTCACGCTTCGTGAAACCGAGCGACACCGAAATTCGGGCGTTGTTCAAGGTCGCGCTCGCCAGCACACAGATTCGATTTGCCGAAAACGACGAAGAAAAGCGCAGCGCTTTCTATCGCGATTTCGTCGCGGCGTTCAAGTTCATCGCCGGCCTGGGCCGTACCGAGACGGTGGATTACAACCATGACGCCGTCTGGTTTGCCGAAGAGGCCGGTCTGGTCGAGCGGGAGAATATTTCTGCGGGCGCGTTTATCGTCGCCGCGATCGCGCATCATGATACGGGCGTTGCGCATTACGATCCGGTGCACCGCGCCTCGCAACTAAGGGACATCGTCTGGATACCCGGACCTGGCCCTGCCGCATATACGAGTTTTCGTCTCGCCAAGCATGCCGGTAAGCCCGCGACCGATGCCTGGCGCCGCCTGCTGGCCGGAAAATAATAACCCATGGCATTTCGCGCGCCCCGCGTCATGTCGGGCACCAGGCGGTTCCTGTCCGTACAAAAGTCGTCTTCGAGAAGCCGGGTGCGCGAAGCACGGTCTGAACGGGAAAAGACGACGCACCGCCAACCAATTTTACCGAACGGAGAAAGAATCGATGACCGACACACTAACGCTCGAATTGAAGACGCCGCTCGAGCTGGGCGAGCAAGTTTGGGAAAAGCTCGATCTGGTCGAGCCTTCCGTTTCCCAGGTGCTCGCGGCGGAGAAGCGTGTCGCGGCCAACAAGAACGCTGGCGGCACTATGCTCGTGCTGGCGCTGATCGCTGAGCAGACCAAAGTGCCGATCACGTCGCTCGGCGCGATGGCGTGGCGCGAGGTGCAGATCGCCAATCTCTTTTTCATTGGTTTCTCGGACCCCGATGTCCTGTACGAGGGCGATGAGGCAACGATCATGCTGAAGAAGCCGATCGCGACCGATGGCCGGGGATGGCCCGAGATCGTGCTGAGCGAGCCGACGATCGGCCAATACCATGAAGCCGAGGCGAAGGGCGGCAACGAGATGCTGCTGAGCCTGATCGCGGCGACGGCGAACGTACCGCGGGACGCCTTGCTCGGCATGGCGTGGTCGGATTTTCAGCGCGCGGACAAATTCTTCGCGCGGTTCGATCTATCGCCCAGCAAGATCGGGGGGTCCCTCGCGGGATCGCGGGGCACCGAAGCAATGGCGCGTGGCGGCGCGGCCCTGCTGGCGCGCAGCTTCTTCGCCGAGATGTTGGCCGAAAACAAATCGGACCGGTTCAGCGTGTCGCGGTTTGCCGACGCAATGGCGCGCGCCACGGCCGAGGCCTGGGCGGACCGCTGAGCATGGTCGACTTCCCGTTCTCGACCGTCCAATGCAGCTTCCGTGGCGTGCCGTTTCAGATCGAGGACGAGCGCTTAAGCACGGGCCGGCGCGGTCCTGACCATCAATATCCGTTCAGCGATACACCTTATGCCGAAGACACCGGCAGGAAGCAGCGTCGGCTGCCGCAGGTTGGATTCGTTATCGGGGACGATGTTGGAACCCAAGCCGCCGCCTTGGTTGCGGCCTGCGAGAAGCAGGGAGCCGGC